CCCTGATACATCGTATGCACGACAATGCCGAGATGCGCCCGCGCAATCTGCTGTCCGAGATGACTCGCGTGGTCCACCGCATACAGAATCGTATTCGGACGGAACGTGAGAAACGACTTTCCCTCAATGGTCTTGGTTGACACATCGTCGGTGAACAGCAAATCGCCCTGTAGAATCTGCTTCGGTCGAAGCGCGGACAGTTCTGCAAAGCACGCGTGGAGCTTGTCGGCGACACCCCCATCTCCGTAGGTATCCGCAATCTGCTCATGCGACTTCATCAGCTTGGGGTTCTTGCTGAACGCGGCCTTCGTTGCGACAAAGAACTTGCCGTCTGCGGGGTCCGGTCCAAACACGACCGATGGTGCGCCGTCCCATTTCGTCGTCACGTTCAACGAGCGTGGCACACCACCGTGTTCCAGCATATGCCCAAACTGGTCGAGCACATCCAACGCAAACGCCGCCCCCGACGCCCCCTGATCGAGCATCAGGTCTTCGAGATGCGTCAAGTGCATGAGCTTGCCGGTTGCGGCTTCATCCAAATGTTGTTTGAAGGATACTAGCGCCACGATGTCTCCAAGTGTAACGACTGATAAAAGTCAGGTTGTGTGCCCATCAAATGCCACCACGTCTTGATCTTGCGATGAAATACCGGCAGTGCGGGATGCTTCGGTGTCGTCTGAAACGCTCGCGTGTAGACAGCATACGTGGAAGCGGTCTGACACGTCACGACACCACGCGGCGGATCTTCCGCTTTCATCTGCACGAGGGCCTCACGATACGTCGCATCAGGATACCATGCTCGCATTTCCAGTGCCACATCGTGTGCATGGGCTTCGATTTCGTCATAGTCGCCCAGATAGGTTTGCTCTTCTTTCAGCACCGTGTTTTCCACACGAGCACGGTAGACGCGTGCAAGGGATTCCTGCCCCTGCGAAACGCCGCGACACACGTCTTGATGTCGGTGAATCAATTCGTGCATCAGATACGACCAGAAATAGAACCGACGTTTGCCCCACAGATTTTGCGTCCACGATTGACGATGCCCGTGGGGATGAACATGCCATTCCAGACGTACGTCCGCTGACGACCCGTTGACGGGAAGATGATCTTCCGGCAGCCATTGCGCGGTCATGACCACGCCGCCTTTGGGAAGTTCCCGCTCATTGACGAGTTCGTTCAAGACCCCGAGGGGTTCTGTCACCGCATTCAATTGCCGCAAAAACGCAGACAAATTGAACGGTCGATTCCGATATCGCTTTGGCATTTTAACCGGAAAGACAGCATTCACAGCCTCGTGGAGTACACGAGTATCCATCATCACTCGACGATGTAGTGCTGCGAGTTGCATGGCGCCTCCTGAAGAACTATGCCATTCTCTCCGATATTTAGGGGAGAACGACATAGTATACCTCATTCGTCGTCTGTTTTCAAGTGCGACAGGGGTCGGCGTCGGGAACGGGCAAAGGTGGGTTTGGCAAACGAACCAGCGGCAAAGTCCTCTGGTGGGGCTGCGGTGGGCTGCACACCCATGCCCGTATCGTAGAGCTTCATACGGGACGTATCGATACCCAGAATGAACTTCTGATAGCTCTGCCGCTTGGCATACCGATTCTTGAGCACGTAGGCTTGAATCTGATTGTTCTTTTCGAGTTCCTCGCTGGTCGTCATCGCGAAGATGAAGTCGGCCGTCTGTGCAATCGCAAACGACTCAGAGATTTTATCCAAGCCGGGATCGGTGGCGGACGATCCATCACGATTGAACTGGGCGGCGGTGAAGATGGGAATCTTCATCTCTACCGCCAGCCCACGCAGTTCTTCCGCAATCGACTTGTTGTAGAGATACGTGTTCACCGCGCCACTCAACTTCAACCGTGACGACGCACAGATCGAGAGATAGTCCACAAACAGAATGTCCGGCGTGAAGTTCTGCTTGAGCTTCAGTTCATGCAGCAACGCACGAAAGTGCCCGGTGTGCGCCGCGGCCGTCGGATACTCTTTGATCAACAGCCGTCCTGTGCTGGTTTGCCGAATTGTGTCGAGCTTCTTGAGATACCGATCCCGCGACAACGCGATCACATCATCCATCGGAATGTCCATGAGGTTTGCATCGATACGTTCCGCGATGCGTTCTTCGGCCATTTCCAACGTGATGTAGAGCACATTCTTACTCATGCGGGCGCACGCGGCCGCCATATGCACGAGGAACAATGACTTGCCGACGTTGGTGCCCGCGAGCACGACGTTCAAGGACTTCGCGGGAATCCCGTTCTTCGTCATGCTGTTGAACACGTCGAGGTCGAACGGAATTCGTGCTTCCGCTCGATGGTAGAAGTCATACCGTGATGCGGCGTCTTCAAAGAAGTCGTGCCCGACATGCGTGTCGAAGCTCACCGCCAACGCTTCCTTCAGAATATCAGGAATCGCGTGCGGGTTCTCCTTCGGATTGTCGAGCATCGTCACGCTGCGTCGAAGCGCGATATACAGCGCACGCTCCTGACAGAACTTTTCCGTCTCCGCAATCAGATAGTCGTGCTGCGACTCCTGCTGTGGTGCCGTCTGTTCGAGTTCATCGATCACCGTCGCGGCTTGCTTCGCTTGCGACTCACTCAGATCCGGCACGCTATCCAGCGCCAGACGAATCACCGCAAACGATGGTAGCGTGTGATACTGGTCGAAGAACTTCTGATACGCACCAAAGACGACCGCACACTCCGCAGTCGGAAAATAGTCGTCTTTGAGATACGGCGCGACACGCTCGGCGTAGTTCTGAGACGCGAACAACTGCCGCAGCATCGTGCGTTCAAATAAGATCATCAGTGAATCCCTTTAGTCTCTGCATTGATGATGGTATCAAAGTTCGAGACAGAAATATAGTGGAGCCACGCGACGAGCACTTCACCACAAAATAGATCGAAGTCTTCCGTCACACGAAACCCCTCGGGGCTGTCATGCACTTCGGTTTCAAACTTTGTCGGCACCATGCCGTCGGGTCCGACATCGTTCATCACCTGAAACTTCTTGAACGAGAACGTGACACCTCGATACGGCCCGTCCATAATTTCGAGCGCGAGAATCGAACCCCGCTTGGTGCTCACCAGTTTGGGCATGACCCCATTCAGAATGTTCGTATCGATGGTCATTCCGCAACCTCTTCGAGTTCGGACACATCGACAGGCGCTTCGCCGGTGTACAGGAACTGCTCTTTCATGTGTGCGTTTATCTGTTCCAGAATATCCTGCGTGAAGTACTTCTCAGGATTCGCGATCACCGCGGCTTCAAAGGCTTTGGTGCCATTCGGAAACTCATACTTGTTGCCGACACGCTTGATGAGTCCCGCTTCCTGCCCGTAGTCGAGCAAGCCGTAGTAGCGATCCAATCCTCCGTCAAACAGAATACGCGTGTGAATCACCGTCTCCTCCTTCGTCATACGCGACTTGACCATACGCACCTTGACGATGTTGCCGATGACTTTCTTGTCGCTGTCCTTCTCCTTCGACTTGCTCAAAAAGGCGATGGTGTCTGCGGCGTACTTCGCACCCGAGCCACCCGACATTTCCTTCGTTGGCACATACGCACCGATCACCGCATACACATGGTTCGTGACGATCAGCGGCACCTTCGCTTTCGCGAGCTTCAACCGCAACACACGAAACGCACCCTTGATCAACTGACTCTTCGTCATGTCGCGAGCGTCCTTCTCGTTGGCGATGTCTTCGGTTTCCTTCTTCGACGGCAAGGCCGAGAGGGAATCGAGCACCATCAGCATCGGGAATCGCTTCTCTTCGGGAATCTCCAAATACTTGTCGAGCGCACGCACGGCGACGGTGCGGAACTTCTCGATGCTGTCGGGTTCGGACTTCGCAATCCGTTCAGGATCGATGCCGCGTCCCGTCAGCATGTCGTTCGTGATCGCACTCTCGGTGTCGAAGTAGAACACCTGCCCGTCCTTATACTGTTCGAGGAAGTTGCGCACCAGACTCAGGGCGAAGAACGTCTTGCCGGTCGTGGACTCACCCGCAAGCACGAGGGCTTTGTTGTCGGGAAACCCACCAAACATGTCTCCGCACAATGCGGCGTTCAACACATAACTGCCGGTGTCGATGAACTTGCCAAACTCCGCAGACGACGTGCCGTCGGCGGCCAACGCGGTATCCGCATCGCCGAGATCCGTAATGAACTTCTTGAAAAACGATTGACTCATAGTGTCTCCTTGTTCACAATTGTATCACACTTACTGCTGTTCGAGCTTCGCGGCGTGCTCTCGCGCACGCTTATACTTCGGACGTTCTGCACTGATGGTGGCATTCTCTAATGACGGCACCGCGATGGTGTCGGTATGAATGTTGGTGTCTACGGGTGCTTCTGTGGGTTTGATCGTCTTGTTCTTCTTGTCCACCACGAGCGTGACGACCGTCGGCTGTGGTGAGGTGCTGCTGACATGAATGGTATCGTTCGATGTCTGCGTCACCACGGGTTCAATCGGCGCCGTTACGGAAGTCACCGTAGTGGGTACGGTGGTTGACGTTATGGATTGTGCGGCAAGCAACAACGCAATCGCCATTGGATCGAACACGAAGATGATGATGAGAATGAAGACCGTCACCACATGATCGAGAATGCTCATCTCGGTGGAGCCATACCACGCTTTGGCGACGAACATCAACGGGCCCACATCGACGGTCTGTTCTTGTGTGCGCTGATTAACCGCCGCCAGTGCGGTTTCGGCATCCTTCAATGCATTCCCAGACGCTCGCAACTGTTCCTGCAACTGCTTCTGAATCGTCTGCTGCTGACGCAACACGTTCACCGCGCCGTTGGTGCCGCTGAGTCGATTGGTGTCGGACAGTTTGCCGATGACTTGATCCGCTGTGTTCTTTGAGACGAAGGCCTTGAGCGCGGCCTCATCTCGCGCATACGCATCCTGCGCAAGCTGGACATTCCGTGTCGCGGTCGTTTGCTCCGACACCATCTGTGTCATCGGTGCTTGCTGCACCAGATACGCACGCGAGAGATACCCGAAGATGCCGATCCCCGTGAGCAACATCAATACGAGCACGCCCGATGCGACGTAGGTCACGAGGGGCTTCGGTGAGGTGCGCCAATGACGAAACAACCACGACGCTGACACGAGCTTGGCGACTTCCAACGTGCCACCCATAATGACGACGGGCCAGAACGCACTCGC